ATTTAGGTTTAAATTAAACTGCTCTATACAATTCACCTTTCTCATTTGATTTGATGGTAGAATCTCTTCTGATCGCCTCTGAGTTGGTAATATATCTTTTGTGATGACGGCAACGATGCCCACCCATGTGCTTTAGTGGAATGTATTCCAAATCATCATCCCATCTTGGACCACATTTCTCATTCCTGAGCACTGGCCATTCTGTTGTGGCTTCATTTGTCAATATCACCTTGCCTGCCCTCTCTTTGCAAAAACATCGTGTGGTTTCAATCACGGTGCCCGTAAATAAAAAAGCATCCATGTTAAATTCCTTCGCGATTAAGTCCTCTTGCGCTCTGGCTGCTATATTGAATGTGTCTAATGCCATTGTTTTGAAATGCCGTAACAACTTGCCCTCCTGCATATCAGTTCCTTCAACAAATCGAATAAGCGACTTCATCATGTCGGAAAATGGAGAGGCATTGAAAACACTGTCAATAATAATTTTACTCACTCCATTTCTCAACTCTGGATTATTGGTTAGGCTATCCATGTAACCACCGGTAATGATTTTGAAAGATGACTCCGAGAGTTCAATCCCCATTTTACCAAGCAAGTCCTTTTCAATCTTTTTTGAAAAGGCAAGGAAATTGGATCCCTTGATTTGCAATTTGAAATAAGAATTTATTGCCTTTACCGTGGCAACAATTTCCTTAGAAATAGTCTCAACGATTGGCTTCAACTCATTACTTTGAAAATCATTTAGAACCTCATCGACAATCATTGTTAGATCGCGCTTTGCATTCAGATTTTTATCCTTTTCGTATTGATACAGAGCATTCATGAGCCGTTCCACAAGGTTGCGTTCAGCTTTAGTCAATAATCGTTCAGATGATCGTTCAACTTTTTCGATCAAATCTTCGACCTTTTTCCATGCGTCATCAGTGGCACTCATATAACAACCGTTGGACTTATTTTATCCATAATAGACTTGACATCCTCTTGGATTTTCATATCTCGAATTGCAGGAGTCATTGCGAACCAATTCTCATACTTCAATTCAAGTTTATCCATGATGCGATCATAGTTCGCCCACAAAATCCGATCTTCAGGAGTAACTAAATTCTGAGCAATCAAATACTTGATGTCCTCTACTTTCTTGTCTCCAAAAGGCTCGTGAATGATTCTAACAGCATCGCGCATATCGCTGTGGCTATCAGAAACCGATAGCTTTCGGGAAATTTTCTTACGAAGAGCCCTACGCACTGCGACTGGCATTCCTTCGCTTTCTTTGTAATCAGTGAGTAATTCAGATAGTGTCTTGATATCCAAATCATCCGGGAATCGAATTTTATATTGTGGACTATCTATATCGCGAATCTGAGTAGCCATGTCCATGCAGAAGGTCCAAATGGCTTCGATCTGTCTGTTGTATGGCAGCAAAACGTCTTGTTGATCCTCATAGTCCACTTTGATCTCTGTGGCTGTGCTCATAACGCTTTTTTCCTGTGCTTTAGAAGGAAACACATCCTGAATACAGGCCAACTCTTCACCTTTGAGATATTCCAAAAGAAATTTCGGAGTAGTGATGTCAGTCTGAATGTATCGAACGATATTGTCCAAATCTCGATCATCCTCTGGCTTCTTTCCAAGCCTTGTTGTGATTACGTCCATTGCACTTTTTGCAATAGGCTCATGTCCTGAACCTTTGCAGTTTGGGCATATTTTATCACTACCTACCTGAAATCCATTTCTGCACATAGTGTGAATTCCATCTGAACCCGTCCACCCCTTACACTCTTCAACCTGTTGGATCTTTTGAGGAAAGACGTGAAGTGCAATGGAAATATCCATTTCGCTTTTGGCCTTAATCAACGATTCCATTCTTGGAATAGCGGTATTGAATGGCGTAACGCAAGTTCTACCATCGGTATCATCATCAGGAATAAAGCCTATGCGCATCACTTGAATATGCTTTACATGAGGTTTATATACTTTGATTTCGTAGGTCTTACTCGCTGCCTTTACATACAACGGGGTGTTTTCTTTTACCAAATTTGCGACAACCTCTAATTCACCAGAATCTTTTTCCATCAGAGCAGGCTCTAATGCATTGCTTCGATCATCAACTACTCTGGCAACCAAACACTCGCTTTGATCGGAATCCTCAGAGAAATTATAACACTTGACCACACTACCCATCTGCAATACAGCATGCTGCAATACCGTGTGATCATATTTGAAATTCAGCACATCCTTGGATGCAATAATTTCGGGTAGGAATTTTGCCTTTTCAGTATTGTGATCGAATTCCGGTATAGTTATAACTAGGAATGCATTTGGATCCCGGAAGGCGCGACGATGGACCTCGGTTGTGACATAATTGTACAATGGCTGATTACCATTGAACTTATCCGCTAAATCCTTTTCTTTATCACCGAGCGAAATATTCACATTGTCCGTTCTGAGTGCTTTATTGAACGGGGTCATGATCTTGTTGATCAGAGCCGGTGTTGTTAGCCTCGTGATGGCCTTTCGTTGCTCGAAATCCTCAATATTTTCGCGCTTGATGAACTGCTGTAGCAATTCTCCATTGGCAGATCTGCTGTTGGAAAACATGTTTTTGAGCTTCTTTGCATATTCAACTGTATGCTCATGATCGGGGTGTTTAACTCCGTTTAAGGTCTTCCAAAGAAAGATTAGGTTATTTACTTTCATTGGCGCCAAATTATGCTAATTACGTCAAATTAAACAAATAACCCCTTCAACTTTTTGAAGGGGTTATTAACTACCTTGAGCCAAACGTATAACTATATCACAGCTATGCTGCGAAATCATTAGGGTATTTTACAATAAACCAATTACCCTTGACCTTTTTTAATTCAAATTCAGGATCGCTCTTGAGCATTTTCATAATGGTTTGATAAGACATCGGCACCTTTTCACCTCGCTCGTAGGTGACTTTACCTTTATTCTTACCACGTTCAGACTTACGCACACGCAAAGAACACTTGCCCAGCGCGATCATCGCATCTGGTAATGGAATCCAACGGATCTTCACTGCACTCGCATCAACATGCTGCTCCTTTTTCATCTTGTCCAACTCTTCTTTGAGTTCCAATATTTGCCTTTCTAAATCCATGACGCTATAAATTAGTTATGCAAATATATGCAAATTACGTCAAATTATACAAAACACCGCTTTTTTATTTTGGAAAGAACTCTTCATTGAATTCATAAGCCAAGTAGTAGATTAATGCATCAGCACAGTGGCCTCCTTCTTCGTAACTATCTCCCGTGGCCTTGTCTCTCACTACACGCTTAACGTACCCACCAGTGCGATCAATAGTAAGGGTATCAAAATCCTTGATTAAGTTCTTGCAACGATGTGATATTTCCAAAACACAAGTATCTCCCTTTAATACTTTGGACATAGCGAATTGGCGTTTGGCAAGTGGGGGAGCTGAACGAAGGAAGATGTTTGAGTAATTATGCCTGTATTGATTGAAATCGATCTCAATCTGCTCTTCATACGAATTCGCCTCTTCCCTTCCTTTTCGCTGACCTCTCGCACGGCCTGATGGATCGCCTGTATAGAAAACAGACTTGATCCATGGGTACATCGCTTCAATTCTATCCTTGATATCCGTTATGCTGTTATTTGGAGGCGTCAAACATATTTCATCCAATACAGTTATTTTGGCCTTGCCATCGGGAAGCCTACCCTTTTGTATCAATAGGCAGGTACTATATGGTTTTCTATTGAAGTCAAAAGCTAAAATAATGGCAGAATTTTGGTCGGGCTCAACGGAGTCGCTTACATGGGTGGTTCTACTGAATTCATCAAAGAACTCGCTACCGGTCTTCATTCTACCAAACTCACCATTGGCATACACCGTATAGTAATAATCGTTCTTGTACGTCTTGTAATAATCGAAGTTAGCAATGGTGTGCTCATCTCGAAACCCGTATTGTGAGCCAGCAGGATGACCTACAATCCAAAAATTATCGCGGTAAGTAGTTTTTATCAGAACAGTATTGCCTATCTCATTTATTCGAATATAACTATGCTCATGGTCCAACATAGAATATTTTGTTGGAGCACCAGGAACATTCAAAGGCAAGTCGATCCATTTCTCCATTGGCACATCATCCACAACCTTCTGAATGATATCTCTATTCACCCAATGATCAGGATCAATTGGATTCATATCAGCAATAATCTTTTGGTTTGGCTTTCCACGCAAACGTCTGCTCAATTCGTCAAAATCCTCCTTTTCAAATGCTGAAACCTCATTCATGTACACAAATTGATAGCTCGATAATCCTTTTGTTTTTTCAGGGTCGTCAAGCCCTTTGAAGGTGGTTTTATACTCCCCGTTTTTAGCCCGAATATGTCTTTTTATGAATTCTAAATCACCGGTAAGCTCCAAGGCTTTAGCTGCGCTTTGAAAGTCAGAATATACAGTGTCATCAATTGTTGTTGATTCCTTCCTGTAGGTCATGAAATTGCAGTGATGCTTCTGTTGATACAGGAGTAGATTTTGAACAATGGTGTGCGTTTTACCTGCACTGGATCCACCAATGACAAACACAAACCTTATTTTTGGATCCTCAAGAACACGCTCAAGATGCCAAAATAAAGGATTGAATAAATATGGATGGTAAACAACCTTCATCCCTCTTCCTCGCTCATATTCTTGAACCCGATTTCCTTAACGGGCGGCAGAACTTCCACTGTTGTTTTGAATAAATTGAGCAGCTTAGCTTGATGCTCCATGATCTTCACCATTGCCATAACACCAGCAGGAGTCTTCGCCATATCAGATGGCAGTTCCGACATCATCTTTTCACATTTGAGTAATTGCTTACTAACCCATGCCTTTGCTTCAGGCGCTGCTTGCTCTGCAATGTATTCGTTGACCACTTTGATATACTCTGACATTGTTGGCCGCGTAACACCCCACATGGCCACACCGGATTCAATGATCGTTTTGGTATCATACGAATCGAGGGTTTGCCTGAGCACAGTCATTATCCTTCGATGATATTCTATATCGGAAATCATTTCGCGCTGATGTATTGGATTGTGGCCATATCAGATTGGATATCCAAAACACGCTCTCGAATCTTGCTTGCCTGTTCAGCTCGCATCCTTTGAGTGTCAACACCGGTGTCTGCAATGGCCATCTCAAGTTTTTGCAATTGGTTTTGCAGTGTAGCTGACTTGGTTTCGAGATAAGCTAGAATTCGTTGACGCAACACTTCAGATTGATCCGTAAATGTGGCGGCAGGTGTTTCGCTTTGTGCTTTTGTTTTTGGTGGTGTCTTTGCCATGTATAAGTTAGATAAAATTATGGCAGCGCCCTTGTGCACAGGACACCGCCTTCGTTTTCAGTGGTTTTTGATAACCTTAAAACCGTCTCAAAAGAACCTCTTGTCGAGTAACAAAATACAGCATAAACAGGGCCTAATGGTTTTGTGTCTCATGGCGTTTGACATGATGTAAACTTATAGACCCGTGTTGTATTGTATTTACAACGACAGCACAAACTTATGCAAATTACGTCAAATTAACACAAAAAAAGAAGCCGTACCAAAGATGATACGGCTCCCTCTCTACTCCACTCCGACCTTCACACCGGAGTGGTAATGCTCAATTATGAAATAACCTCTTTTGATTTCTCTAAAGTTTCAACAACACGGAGCAATTCATCACTATGTCTAAAAATATCATCCAAACTGTTCAGCTCGAACTTAACTTCCTTTTTCTGATCATCTATGGTTGCAATTGATTTTTTATTCCCATTCAAATACATCCTGCAAATAGTTTTTCTGTTATTATCGTCCAATAAAATAGCAAAATAAGATTGGGCATCCCTATAAGTGATTCTATTAATTGCTATTCTTTGACGCAAAATTGATTTCACAATCATAAAACTCTCAAGCTCTTCATCTGTTGTGATAACTTTAGAAGCGCTCTCTTCTGCTAATGGAGCGTTATCTGGAGCCTGCGTCTCATCTTCCTTTTTCAAAGCTGTTTTCAATCTGTCCGAATTTTGCTTTTGATACATGAAAATATCTTAACAATTGACCATCATGAAGGTCAAGGTTTTGTGCCCAGTGCTTACATTCGACTAAAATGGTTGGTGTTCCCTCTCTGAAAATAGCATAATCTATCTTTTCACCTTTTTTCAAGCCAATATCAGAAACAAACTCAGGAACAACCTCTATAGGATTGAACACATCATAACCTAGAGCCTTAATAAAAGGCATTATGAAAGCGTTTTTTGTTGCTTCTTCTGTAAGGATTTGTTCTTTTAACTTTACCACTCGTTCTCCGAGCTGTTTGATCTCATCTTTGAAGTCCATGATTACGTAATTAATTTAGAGTTCGGCAAAGATAAGCAAAGTATTTGCCGCTACAATTTGAGTAAATTTGATTTAATTTATTAACAAATAGCTATATGTAAAAAATTCTTCACATGGTTCGGGCTTTCCTTTGTCGAAATCAGAAATATCATGAAAACACTAAACTCAAGACAATTGAAATATGTTGACTTTATTTGGAAAAAATTGGTTCAGTATCAGCACCATGACATCACCTACCTTGAAGATCAATATATGGGCGCTGCACTTCATCCAAATGACGGCGTTGAAATTGCAGATGCCCTTTCGGAAAATGGAGTGATAAATTTGGTTGGTAATCAGGACGATTGTACGTACTATGTAAATGCAATTGGAATAAAGCTAATTGACAAATTCAAAAGTTACTCGGAATACCAAAATAGTATTGATCCAATTCACTTGCAAAAGCAAAAGGATAAGGAACTTGATCGTGAATCAAAAAAAGCAACAATTATTCAAGCTAAAATGTCTAAATGGGCCATTGGAATTTCCATTGTCGCATTGATTGTTTCAATTTATGCCCTCTTTAGAAATACCCAAACTACCACTCCTTGTGACTTGCCGCATCATGATCAGCCTGCTTTATCTCCCCAATAGACCTGAGGTCAACGCAAGCAGGGGCTTTGGGGCTTTGGTACGCTATTAATCCGTGCTTTTTGTAGTAGTACGTTTTGTAGGTTTGGCGATCCGTCACCTTTACAACCTTGCATTTTGGGCACACCTTCATATTTGGAAAGCCTTGTTTTGCTTGCTGAACACTTACGATTGTATCTCTGAAAGGGTGCATAGTAATCATTGATTCCGGTAAATCATCGCTGTCCAATCTGTCCATTGTCATAGACGTGGCCACAGCTGCGATTTGCTTGATCAACATCCCTCGATCTTGCTGATCCGGATAAACCTTATCGTCGGACGCAATGGCCTGCATCATTTGAAGGGCTGACTTGAATTCGTTTTGGTCATTGTCAGCCATGTTCCATCGGATGAAAAAGGCTATTTCATCGTATTCTATTGCCTTGTGGAAATTTTCACCATGCAATTCTTTGAGGAATTCGTAGTGCTTGATAAATGTCTCTGTGATTGAATTAGCGGCTTCGATTTGCGCCTGGTCTTGATTTGGTGTTGTGTTCATTTTGTTTCGGGGTTGATTTGTTTGACTTTTTGGACTCTATGATGCGCGGCCGTGGTAGAAATACCCAAAGCCTTTGCGATGTTTCTTACGCTGGGATGTTGACCGTATTCTATATAGAATTGGTCAATATAATCAGCGCATTCCTGTTGTTTTGGAGAGAGCGGGCTAACCAATTTCACCATTAATGCATTAGGAAACTCATGCAAATAACTCATAGCTCTTTCAGTCATGTTGGCGCTATCAGTAGGTAAACTATTAAAATTGGTTCCAAGCTCCGACTTCATAAACTTTTCTGACTTATTCAGGCCGAGCAAGTATGCCCTACCTGAAACGGATGAGTATGATCTGCCCAGCGCGATGCAAAGCTCATTTGTGTTTTTATGTGGGAAGAGTTTC